GGATTTGTCGTACAGAAGAGATTTTGATGGATGTAAATGTGATTGGGAAAAACATCAATCGCAAAAAGGTAGCAGATTTATTTGTTAGAACAAAAAAACTAGGAAAGGATATTTCCGCTTATATCTCGGAGTTAGAGCATGCACAAGAAGATTATGAAGAAAGCTGCCCATGCGTTAGAGAAGGACGCAAAACATTATGCGATGAAGGCAGCGCACGATACAACGAAACATATGATTAAGCGCGCTAAGAAAGATCGGGTGGAAGAAAAAGAAGCCTCATCTGCTGCTAAAGATCTCAAGAAAAGAGCAAAGAAAGCGCACGAATAATCCAACGAAAGAGAACTTATGTCTTGGCCTGTTAGTAATCCCATAGCCCGAGAACTAGATGACTTTTGGAAAGAAAGCCAATCTCTTTGGCAGCAATGGTGGTATGAAGCCGATCTCGATACCAAGATGGCAACAGGCCAGCAAGATTACTGGAACACATTCTATAACATAAATTATAGAAACCAAAAGATCTTAATGTTCAACAAGATCCTCCGCATTATCAATATGATCGGAGGGTATCAAAGGGATAATAGGCTACAAACTGTCGTCTATGCAGCAGATAACGACCCAGACAGGGGGGAAACTGCAGACCAGCTTACCACGATATTAAATTGGGCAAAAAACCAAGATAGGATCTACGAAAAGATTTCTGATTGCTTCGACGGCTCTAACATATGCGGGTTAAATCTTTTGCATGTCTGGATGGATTATCGGGAAGACCCAGAGAATGGAGAGATCCGAGCTGATCGCATTCCATTCAACAGTTTCTTAATGGACAACTATTGGACTAAGCCAGATCTTTCCGATTGCGATCGGATATGGACGCGGAAGTATGTTACCAAAAGGCAGCTTGCAAGCCTTTTTCCTGATATCGAAAAAGATATACCAGCTCTTGGAAAAGGGTATGCTGCAAAAGATGGGAAGTTTCAATTCTTGGCCCAAAACTGGTATCAGTATCAGCAAGAGATGTACGCTTATGACGAATATTGGGTAAGAGATTACCGAGAAGCCCAAAAAGTGCTAGATAAAAACACAGGCGAAGTGGTTGAATGGACGGGCACAAAAGACCAATTTCAACTACTAAGGCGATTTAATCCTAATGTCGAACTCATTAAAGCCTCCGTCCCGACGATCCGCTGGAACGTCCTCGTCAACAACCACCTCATCTACGAAGAGCAAAAGCCCTGGGGGTTGGACAGGTTCCCGTTCGCGGTATCTCTCTGCTACCACTTCCCAGAAGTCCAAAATTACGCCTATCGGTACCAAGGGATCGTACGCAACATTAGAGACAGCCAAATCGAGCTTAATAGAAGACGAAACAGGCTTTTGGACATCTTGGATGCACAAGTGCAATCCGGCCTTATGGTTAAAGAAGACGCTCTCGTCAATCCGGAAGACGCGTATTTTCAAGGCCCTGGCAAAGTTCTTTTCCTAAAGCAATCGGCTAACATCGCAACGGATGTAGCGCCAATCCCAGCTCCTCCCGTCGCAAATGGTTGGATGGAGCTGATTCAGACCATCGAAAAAGAGATCATGGATATCGTCGGGCCCGAAGAGCTCTTTGCTCAGAATATGGGAGCCAAAGAGATGACCGGCGTTTTGATGAAGCTCAAAATGGGAGCTGGTCTAACTGGTCTTCGAAACATATTCGATCGTCTCAATCAAATGCAGATAAGCGTGGGAGAGATCGTACTCGATCTCATCATGAATAATTTTGGCATCGGCAAAATGACTCATATCTTAGGGAAAGAGCCATCGGAGTTGATCAAGACATCGCTAACTCCAGAAAACCAGCTTCTGAAGATGGCTTCTTCCATGCTGAAATACAATTGCGTAGTAGAGGAAGCCGAGATGACAGCAACGCAAAGGCAATTGCAGTTCTTGCAAGCTTTGCAGCTAAGACAATTAGGCATTCCAATCTCCAACAAATACATCCTCGAAAAGAGCACGCTGCAAGGCAAAAAAGAGATCATCGAAGATATTGAACAACAAGAGCAGCAAGCGGCTCAAGTCCAACAACAACAAGTCTCTCAAGAGCTCGAACAAGCAAGAGTCCTTACCAGATCTTTGGAAGCAAAAGCTCAAAGCGATTTCGCTATGGCAGAGGAAAGGAAAGCGACTTCTGTCCAGAAGATTGCGCTGGCAAAACAAGAAGCTTCCCAAGCCGTGCATCAACGCGCTTCCGCTGCGTTGGATAATGCCAAAGCTTTAAGAGAGCTTGAAGATATGGAAGAGGATCGTCTCATCAAGCTGGCTAACTTCATCGTCGAGATTCAGGCTAAACAAAAGATGATCCAAGGAGGCGAAGAGAGCGATTCTCTACAGCTTGCCGAAGAAATCTCCCAGCCCGTCGAAGAAGAAAAAGCCAAGACAGAATCCCCTTCCACGCCAAAAGGGTAAGCGCTCTCCTAGATATAATTCAATCTATATGATAGCATCCCGAGCGCAACCTAAGGAGGTTCGCTTATGATGTCCACGATATCAAGCTCCATGTCATATGTATGGGGCGGATTATGTACTATTCCAAAGTATTGGAACAGTATGAGTTATTTGGGTAAATCTGTAACTGTAATAACTGGTTTTGTTGTTACTAGTTTCAGTCTTAGCAAGTTATTCGATAAGATAGATTCGGTAATGAAAAGGCGCGCTGAGCACGCAAAGAAAACAGAAAGAAGGCAAAACGCTGGTCTATGTATTTGCGAGTGTTATTGCGGGAATAAGAAAAAGGTAGAACAAGTCTTTCAAAGGCATAGAAGGGAATGCAATGCGCTTCCAGATGAAGAGCCGGTAGTCAATCAGCCAACAACTAGTGGCGAACAACAAACTACCAATACAACATCAACCAGCAGCGCACCAAAAAGCACAGCTTCAAAACACTATGAAAGCGATGATGATGTAGACGATTCTTTAACCGACCAGAGCGGATCTAGCGGATCTAGCAGCTCTGCAAGTTCCTCTAGCAGCTCATCTATGGGAGGGGGGTCATCTTCCATCCTGGGAAGCTCTGAATCTGTTCAGACTGGAAGCTTGTATTCACACGAGCATTTTTCCGCGTCTTCGGACGATGACACTCATGTAGGAGAAAAAGCTCCTGAGGAACACAAAGCAACCGTGAAAAAAAAAAAACACGGATGAAAACGAGCTGGAGCCTGGAAGCTTGGAGGGTAAATTGGAGGCTTTTCCAAAAGTCGAAGAGGAGCCCTCGCCAAAGCCCATAGAGCAGCCAAAGAAAGAATCTCCCACAAAGAATTGGGAAATCATCACCGACCAAACCAACCCAACCCCTGACGCAACATCCGTCATACAACCCACTAAATTATTTACTGGAATAAAAATCCCTTTCTTCAGTAAATAAAATAATGATTTAATATTTACAGTGGGTGAAAGATTTGATAGATTGTCTCTTGCCAATGTGGCCTAAACAGGAGAGACAGGATGATTAGTCCAAGTAATTCGGATATGTTTTTAAAAAACATGAATCCTCTTTTAGACTCGCCCACTGTGAGTCCTACAATTAAACTTCTAGATACAGCTGAGAAAGCATTTCAAGATGCAGATGAAAACACGCAAGATAAAATCTGTAAACTGTCTGGAGAATTATTTAACAAGTTAGAAAGAGAGCAAACAAAACGAGTTATTCTTTCTTTTGCCACTAGTCTTGTAATTGGTGGTGCAACAGCAATATTTTTAGCAGTTTCTCCAATAAAAACGTTTGCTTTCAGCTCTATTGGAATAGGAGCTTTATTAACGCCTAGTTTAGGAGAAGATTGCGTTGATATAGACAACATGAGAAAAAACGTAAATGCAATCATAAAAGTGTGTGGATCTGCCAAAAGCCGAATAGACAGATTGAAAGGAAAGCAAGATTTCCTAAAGAAAAATCGAGGAACAGGAGAAAAGGAAAGAGCTGAAACCGAATTAGCTATTACTGAAATACAAAAGAAGATCGTAAAATACCAAACCCTTTTCGATCAACAAAGCGATGCATTAGTTCCTAATTTAGAATGTTATTTTTCTTTTTCTCCTCCTTCCAAAGACAAGGAAATAAGCGAAAGATTTAGAGAAATCACAACGCTAGCAATATCTATAGCTCCGTCTGCTCCTTCAGCTTCAGAAGAAACAACGCAAACAGCGCCTATCTCCACATCTTCTACAACCGCTACAACCGCTACAACTGCTACAACAACCAGCACTTCTTTAAATGTAACTATACCAAAAACACCAAAAGACGGACCAAAGATCGTTTTTACTGAGA